GGCCCACCGGTATGCATCTCCCTCCAAAATAGTTCTTAGGAGGTGCATTCGGGACGATCTCACGATGGTCTCGGGGCTACCGCTATTAAAATTTGTGACTCCCTTGCTAGGACCCGGAGAAATTCTCCACGGGACATAACCATCGGCTTTCGCCGAACAGTAATGCTACCTAGTCAAGGTTTTACAAATTTTATTCGGCGATTAGCCCGGTCGCTTTTCAACGCCAGAGTCGGCCACAGACTCTTATTTTATTAAGATCACACTTGTTAAGGTGTGTGATAACCTTTGAGTTATTATTTATAGACATAACTCCATGTCTTCGTGTCGCCTAAGGCGCAGGTGGTGTCTCCTCATAATACATCCTCGGCAATCCCGAGAAAAAGTACACTTGGAAATCCTCAGCAGCTGCAACACTGTAATCAATAGTAGCTTTTGCATTGACATAAAATATTGCATCCATTTTAAAATTTGGTGTGCGGTTGTACGCAAGACCAGTCCAATTTTGCGTTTTACCAGGAGTAAATCGAAACTGCGAATAGTACGGTACCTCAAACTCAGCAGTCGAATTAATATTATCGCTAGCAAATAAAGCACCTTTGGCTCCAGTCACATCAGTTCCTCCAATCATGATAGTTTGCGCAGCTTCGGGAAGTGAACCGTAATCAGCTTGAACTGCTATAGAACGATTGTAAGAATTAACACCAAATGGGTTGATGTCTTCTCTCTGAACGTAAACCCTGGAAGAGGTATTCGCTGGTGTTTGTGCATTACTTGTTTGAAATGCAACTTTATAACGAATTCCTCCTCTCCAACCTGAAAATGCTAATGTCACCCAATGAAGCAACAAGGTATTACAATAATTATACGATGTCAATGCCCCAGTTTGATCAACAGCTCCATCAACTGCTCCTCTCAAAAATGGAAACATATTCTGGCTCCGTATCAATCTCCTAAATCCTGATATTAGATCGGTATTTTCACGTCGCCATATTGTGTATCGTTTCAAAAGCTGGCGAAATGACATAATGGATTCACCAGTGTACACCATGTTGACCAAAGCAGTATCTTGCTTACCAGGTCCAACCTGGTCAGTAGAAGAATGCTGGGGTACTGATGGTTCAGTTGTGGCTTGGCTTTCAGGCACCAAAGCTTCTTTACCTGATTGTGGTTTGACAACAAACCTTTGAAAGTGATCATCAGGCACAAAAACTTCAAAATCATCACCCATCGACACAAAAACATTAATTTCAATATCATTGTTAACTGTGCTATTAGGCGTGGTGAGTTCATTAACAACATATACTCCAATGACGCCATTACCTTCTTCCTGAGAAGCATAAGGCGTTGTGGAATACATCTGCGTCACAGAATCTAACCCAGGCAAATGATGATCAAGCAATGTAGTAGATTGACCATTACCAACCTCAATGGTGAAATCTTGTGTGTCAGCAATATCAACAATCTCAAGATAATTTGTGTTGTACTCATTTGAAGCCAAAAACTGTGGATCATATACAAATTTCAATCTGCCTTTGTGAAACGCCGAGCACACAATCTGAAACCTAAATTTCATGGTACCAGTCCAATACTTAAACGGCAAAGCTGCCATCGCACATGATGGAAAATGAAACGATGTTGGAGGTCCTGCATTCTCTGCCCATGTAACGGGATCAATACGCGCGTTCCACAATAAAGTTTCAGGTGCTGTGCCAATGTCCCATTTAAACTTTGTCAAATATGTTTCACGCTTGGCGATTTCCCTGATAGACATAGGGTCTTCAGGACCAACGCCAGCAATGCGTGGATCAATGGACAGCTCTTGCTTATCATCAACGGTCAATTTAATGGCCGTATCCGGTGTGTTCGTTGTCGCAAATTGTGAGGTTGGTGTTGGACGCATTGGATCTGGATTCTTAGTAACGGGTGGTCGACAATATCCCATTGATTTGGCTGCCCCTGCGACTGCCGTCGCAACAGTTGATGTAGCCATAGCAAATGGTTTAATTGCGGGTATGACACCCAATGCATTTGAGACTTTTGCCACCGTCGTAGCAGGCCCAGATACAATACCCGATTTGTTGGCTTCATCAATTTCCGATTCCTTACCAGATTGCGGAACAAGGGTAGATGGTTCACGACTTGTTAGCACAGCTAAAGACATATCAGTCGCCCACGCAAAAACAGAAATAGTAACTCTGTCATTTGCGCCATTGGCATGCTTCAACGTGTTCAGCGAGCGCAAATACATTCGTCCCAAATTCCTATAATCCGCCGTTGGTATCTGCAAATAGTTCTCATAATGGAAAAATGGCAAAAGCATCTCACCACCAGTAGATGTCGTGGGATCCAAGAAAACGTGTGGTAATTGAGAAGTTTGTACCAGATCCTGAGAAATCAAAGCTGAAAAAGAAGACAAAGAATCAAATGAATCCATAGGTTGGTACGCAGCAATTGCCCTTCCATACTGAAATCCATTGCCATTGATAACAAATTTGACATGTAACTTGCACCTCATCAAATTGTAATTGGCAATACGATTAATCACGCGAGGATTGCTAAAATACAAATCCCAAGGATCAAAATCAGATACCAACGTTGTACTTGTAGTCCATTCATCTTCAAAAATCTTAATGGGCCGAGAAAAGAAATTCCCTAAATCGGCATCACTAGAATCCTGCAACATACGCGTAGGATCCATTTCCGACAGCACTTCATAGCTATAGGATGGATTCTGATCGCGAAACTTCACATTTTCTGACGATGTTTTTGTTGAGGCGGATGTGATACGATTGTCATTCGTAGTCTCCATACCAGATTGGGGCTTGAACCTAATCTTACCCCCTTGTGTGAGTCGAGGAATCACCACCCAATCAAATGTTGGGTGGTCAGACACCGAATCAGGATCCAC